GTACATCTAATGATTATGAGTTTGTATTACCTGTAGACCATGATGTCTATGAGGTAGCTTTTACTATAGGTGCTATGAATAATCAAGGTAGTGTACANTACACACACAATGATGACACCACACAAACTAATACTATAGATGCACAGAGTGGTATGGATATTAATACTATGTATGAAGATGTAGTTTATTCAGTCCAAGATACAGCTAATAAATTTATAGATAAGTTTGTTATTACTATCAACGACTGGTCTTTACTAGATAATGTAGAGATAAAATATGATGGCACTACTACCACTACTACAACCCTAGACCCTTTAACCATACAGAGAAATGCTAACTTTGCTTCGTATGGTATATCAGAAACTGATGAAGAAAAAGGTACAAGAGAAGAAGAAGAAGCTGAAGTCTTGGAACAAATTATTGTTATGGAGATACAAGAAGCTATAGAAGTATCTGACAATATGGCTGAGACAGGTTACAACGAGACTGATGAAGAGAGAGCTGTACGAGAAGAGCTTACCAATGTTGTAATTGTTGTTGGAGACGAAGAGGTTACATACACAGAGAAAGAACAGAACGATGGCACTATAGACCGTGACCAGGAGAGAGCTATGAACGAGGAGCTATATGGTGTAGCTCTTACAGATGAACAGATAGAAAGAGGAGACTTAGAATTATATGATGTCGAAATTATTGACGAAGATATATACGAAGAAGAAGAACAGTTTATTGATGATGCTGACATACTTGACATTGAATACATTGAACTTACAGAAGAAGAGATGGAAAGAGAAGCTAAAGAGTTGGAGTATGAGCAGGAGATTGAGTTCTTTGAGTTTGAATCTGAGGAAAAAGCTAGAGAGTTTATTGACACACTAATCGAACTAGAAGAGATGGACTTAGAAATCTATGAAGTAGAACTTTTTGAGGATGATATTGTTATTGATGAGGTAGACTGGATAGAGATATATATAGAAAACGATTTGTTTCCCCCTACAGAGGAGGAGATACAAGAAGACTTAATGGAGGTACAAGATGAGTTGGTCGAAACATTACATGGAGATGACACTAAGAGAGAAGATGAACTTCAGGATGAAGAGGTTTTGGTTGAGCAGATACAGGATTTTGAAGAGAAGGATACAAGCAGAGGAATCTTTGAGACAGAAGAAGTTGTAAAACTTACTGAAGAAGAAGTAGCTGTAGAAGTTGCTGAGATAGAAGAAGTAATTGTTATCGAGATAGAGATAGCTACTGAAGAAGAGATAGAAGAATTTACAGAAGAGGAGTTAGTGGAGTATGAAGAAGCTAAAGAAGAAGCAATACAAGAGTATGTCGAAGAGCTTACCGAAGAAGAAGTTGTCGAGGTCCTAGAAGAAGTCAACGATGTTGGTGTACAAAACTTAGAGTCAGCGTCAAAAGAAGTCCAGGAGATTGTACAAGCCGTTGTAGAAGAAGCTATTGCAGATGTGGAACAACTTACCACAGAGCAAGTAGAAGTCGTAGCAGAGGTACTACAGGTAGAAGCAGAAGATGTAGAATTAATAGCTGAGTCTGTTAAAGATGATGTTATTGTAGCTGAGGCAGTAGAAGAGTATGTAGAAAGAGCTGTTGAGAATGCTGAAGTAGAGAATTACACCCTTGCTGATGTTGTTACAGAGATATCTTACGAATCATTCATAGAAAATCCTATAGAGACCTTCGTAGATTTTAATAATCTAGGTGCTATAACTATTGCAAACATAGGTGATGACATGACTAATGACCAAAAGGAAAAAGCACAAGAGGTTGTAGTGCCAGTAATTTTGACTAGAATAGTTAGCATGGCAGCTTTTGTATTAAGGAGAGGAAATGTTTAAGAAACTAGGTCACTGGTTTATAGCAGCAATTAAAGAAACATTAAACCTTAGTTGGACTTTAGTTGGTTTAGTTATTGCAACATTAACTTTAACTGGTTCTGCACAACAAGTCACAGGACTTGCTACAATAGTTACATTAGCTATATGGTTATTGACCATAGGATTTAGAAAGTGAGAGTACAATATGTCCGACAAAAAATTACAATATTTAATTGAAGAACTGTTAACAATAAAAAAAGATAATAAGAAAGTCTTTACACCAACAGTAATGTTAAATGGTGAAACACCTATTGTTACAGGATTATCTGCAAATATACCACTGTATCTTAATGCAAATAAAGATGGCGAAGTCAGAGCAAGAGATGAGAAAGGTAAGTTTGTACCAGATGATATAACTACGGCTGATAACGAAGCCTGGAAAGAGGAAGAGTAATGTGTTATTTAAAACAAAAAGATAATGGTACTTACATACAGATATGTAACAATAAACATGGTATAGAAAATTGCAGTTAGATGTTATTAGAACTCAGTTTGGTAAAGATGCTACCAATGGTATGTTGTTTATTAATGGTCTGTTCGAGTGTTATACATTAGAAGACCAGTATCAAGCAGTTAAAGTTATGCATGAGACTTGCATACCTGAAGGTGAATACGCAATAGAGTTTAGAAAGACTGGCGGATTTCATGCTAAATACACAGAGAGATACAAGAACGCACACTATGGAATGCTTCATGTACAAAATGTACCTAACTTTACTTATATACTTATACATACTGGTAATACTGATGAACATACATCAGGTTGTCTTATAGTGGGTGAGTCACAACAAGACTTAGACATATCTGCTGATGGATTCATAGGCTCTAGTGCTGTAGCATACAAGAAAATGTATTCAAAAGTTGCAAATCAATTACTACAAGGTAAGAAAGTTACTATAAAATACAATACAATAACTAATTTACTAGAGAATAAACCAGTAGATAACAAAGCTAAAGACCATTTGATATTAGCTGAGTCTGTATATGATAAATTACAAGAGATAAACGGTAATGTTATTAAGACTAATGCTATGCTTAAAGGTAGATTAATAAATTAGGAGAGATAGATGAGTGAAGAACTTAAAGATATGATTGAAAGAACCGTATGGACTTTCATTGAAGCATTTCTTGGAGCTTTAGTTGTCGCACCTTTGATATCTGTTGATGCAAATACATTAGAGTTAGCTGCATTAGCTGGTGGTGGTGCTGCACTTGCAGTCGTTAAGACATACGCTAAGAAAAAAATTAGTTAATAATCAATCTAAATTAAAAGAATAAGTATGACCTGTTGCTACATTGTAGTTAGTAGTGTCACTACGCAATAACCTATACTTCCATTGGGTATTTTTATGTTCGTGTAAGTCACAACGTTCTTTAACTATGTCCCAATTCTTTTCGTGTCTAAGATTAAATATAAGACTACCGAATCGTGGTATGTAATTTTGTAAGAAGGTTGTACCACACACACCTTGTCTATTGTCAGTTAATAATTCAGCTACTATTTCTTTTTGCGACATCATTCATCCTTTCTCCAAATGCTGTTTCACATTGTTTACATAAACCTTGATAAGCCTGTACCTCATGCCAATATGTTTTAAAGCAATCAATGCATGTGTTTAAATAGTATCCTAGAATGGTGCTTCCCAATCTTCTACTTCATCTAAACTCTTAGCCTTTGGCATTACTACACCATTAAGTGCCTGTACATAATTAATCCAAGCAGCAGGTGTTTCTTTCTTAAAGTCTGCTAACCACCAGGACTTAGCAAATACTCTGCCATCTACTGTATCTCCTGCAGTACAGTTACCCATCAATTGACATCTAAAGTCAGGACCTTTGCTATTTGTTTTCTTGCCCTCTGGTATGTATTCGACATCTCCTCCACACATACACCATAAACCTAATTCATCAAGAGCCTTAGACCCACCCTTAGGATGAGTGTTACCTACTGTTGAGAAGTTGGCTGCTTTTAGAATCTCTACTGGATTACTAGGCGATGCAGAGGAAGTCTTGGTCTCAACGGCAGGAGAAAGGCTGTCCTGCGACTTGTCTGCATCTGTTCTAACTGGAGCTGAAACTGGTTTCACCACGCGAGGTGCCTGTTTTTTTTCAGTAGTATCGTTTGCATAGTGTTCTTCTTCAGTAGTACCACCTGTCCATAGTTCTAATCCGATTCCGAATCTCATGCAACATCTCTTTATACCGTCTGATACTGCTAGTTTTAGCACTTCGCTTTCAGTAATATTTCTTTTTAATGCGTTAGTATCTACATCTCCAACTTCCTCGACCATACCTAAGCCATCTATTTGTAGTGTGCATTTAGCACCTACTATTGAATTGTCTTTATCTCTAATCTCAGTAAACATAAAGTTGTATTCGCCTGGTACTACATCTACTAATCGTTGTGTGTATATGTGGTGAGGAACATAGTCCCCAAATTTTCCCTGTGGAGCTTTCTTTACAACACTCTTAGGGAAGTCTTTAATTAATTTCTTGTGTTTTTCCTTGTCCATATTTATCCCTCCTCTAAACTAACTAAGTATTCAGCAGTCACACCTTTAGAGGGTTTAACAAACAAACAGAATTGTGATGGTCTACCCATAGCTGCTAATTGTTCTAATGCATAACCATTGTGGCTTTCAGTAGAGCCATTAACCCATAGTCTTACATCATTAAGATACAAAGAAGTCGGTGTATGATAGTGACCACACACTGCGTGTGTAAAGTTTTCCATCAAGTCTGCACTTGCTAGTGCTTTCCAACCTAGTATTTTTTTATTGTATCCATAGAAAGGTAGTCCCATACTGCCACGAATGTTGTCACCATGAAAGCATAGGAACTTAGCTTTGACACCTAAGTCTGCTATCGTATACCAACTTCTATCAGGTATATGAAATTTCATTCTTGGCTCGTTCCTAAACATAGTTTCTAGAATCTTGCCTAGCATTCTATCTGCATTAGTTTCAGGGTTGTAATCTTTTCTAGCCCTGCCACCTAATGCACCATGATTACCTATAACCCAAGTACATTCAACTTCCTCAAAGTGTGTGAGTAATATACTAAAGAACTCAAACAACATAGCAGGTCCATCAACTGTTACTTGTTTGTAAAGTGAACTGTCAATTTCGTGTGCTTGTCCAGGAAATATTAATTCTCCCTCAACTATATCCCCTAGTGCTAGTACATGACACTTCTTAATAGTGTGGTTTGCACCCTGCAACTGAGAGAGATTCACGATTTTCTCTGCATATTTAATGACACGTTTGTACGCAACCTTAGAGTTGTATGTGTCTGTGTTTTTTGCTAGTTGAATGTCACTTAATAAAGGCACACAGATTTCTTGCCCATGTGTAGTAGATTTTTTTGGTGCTTTAACTTTTGGTAATGTTACTGTTGACATACCATCTTTAGCTCCTTTGTATACTGCCTCAACTAAGTCTGCTTTTTTATCTTTGAGTTTGTCTAATTGTTTTAACAATCTCTTATTAGTGTCTTTAAGTTCACTAACTTTGTCACTCTCAGCTTGTACTAAGAGTTCAGCTAGTTTCTCCTGCTCTCTTTTTCTCATTAGTTTCCTTATCTTTTAAGTATGTTAGCCACCTGTTGATACCTGCCCTAGATATAGTAAAGTCAAATTCCTCTTGTAGTATTCTGCTGACTGCACTTGAATTAGGTTTCTTACCCTCTTTAACAAGTAGCTCTATACCCTCAATGAATGGTTTGACTTCGTTAGGTACTGCCTTATACCAAGCAGTAACCCCTCCCTGTTTTTTACCATACGCTTTTGTTATAAGCTCTGGTATGTTTATGTTCTTATCTTTGCTCATGTGGTAATCATAACACCGAACACTCTATATACAAGCATTGAATCGATTTATTTATTTTTCTATGTGTATGCATATGCATATGCATATATAAAAAAACAAAAAAAAACCCCCCTCTCATGCGTACGAGTACGCACAA